AGGACAGGAACAGTTCAGCATTGAGAATGCGTCAACCGACGATCTTCGCAATGCTTTAGGTATAACGCAGGAGCCTCAAGCCCAGGAGCCAGAGCCCGTAGCCGAGGAGCAAATCCCGGAGACTCAAGCCGAGGAGCCGTTGCCGCAAGCCGAAAGCCAAGAGCGGGAGGTCGAGGCAGAGAGCCCAGAGGAAACAGAGGAGGAAAAGCTCGGAAAGCGGAGGATAAGACCTCGAAACGAGCTGGATCAGCAAGTCATCGATCTCTACAGATCGGAAGGATTTAGCGGATCATTCGCCGATGCATCTCGTGTAATATACGGACAAGAAACTGCTCCCACCCCTAATTCAAATCAAAATTTAACGGCCACACAGGATGAAGTCGAGGCGAACGAGCCCGACCCAATCGCAGGCATAGATCAACAGGCTGACGACATTCGCGCTACCATTCTTGAGCTTGAAGGAAAAGTTGAGAAAGCAGCGGAAGATCTTGAAACCACTGAAGCACTTAGGCTTCAGCGGGATATAATGAAACAAGAGCTTCAACTGCAAAACTTAACTCTCCGTAAACAGCAGATGGAGCAGGAAAGAGAGCAGCAGGTTTATCAAACCCATCGCAGCAAAGCGATGGAAAGCCGAGACAGAGTTTACGATCGTTATCCCGCTCTATCCGACAAGCAGTCAGTTTATCGGAAACAGTTTGATGATTATGTCGCGAACGCTCAATCGGACCCCGACTACGCAGCAGTTTTCAATTCGCCAAAATGGCCTGAATTACTCGCCAACGAATTTGCATCTTTAGTGCCCGCTCCGCAGGAAGCACAACAGCCACAGGCCGTTGCTCCTCAGCCGCAGGCTCCACAGATGGGAACTCAGGCAAAGGTCTTGACGACGGGAACTGCAGCACAACCTGTAAACACTCCCGTGACTCGCGAAGGTTTACTCCAGCAGGTTCCGACTATGAGCAATGAAGATTTATACGCATTGCTCGGGAATCCTGGCGGAGCCCAGCCTTTAAGATAAGCGGGGAAATCTAAAACCCTATAATTACTTAATACAATGGCTGAAAAAACAATACCAGCAAACCCTAATCCGATTGCAGCAGCACAAGCCGCCGGCAATGTGGATCTCGTATCTAACACAACTTCCTATCAAGGTCTCCTTGATGGCCCTAATTCCGACTTGCGCTCACGCCTTTGGTCCGAGCTCGTTTCTCGCGATGCTCGCGAAAAAAACGTATTCGCCAAGTTCATCGGCGGAGAAGGAAGCGGTAAACCAATCACTGAAAAACGCGATCTTAGCGCAGGCGGATCAGACAAAGTAACATTCACTACTGTTGCTCCAATTCGTGGACAAGGCGTCCGTGGGGAAGCTATCCTCAAGAACGCTACTGACACCCTCGATTTCGGAACTTTCAGTATCGAAGTTGACCTTGTCCGTCACGCTGTCTCCTGGACCCAAGTCCTTAAGCTTATGCGCTTCACCGGTAAAACCATCGACCAGCTTTCTGCTGAGGTTATGTCCGAGTGGATGTCACGCACCGAGCAGGACCAAATCCAATACTCCCTTCGTCAAATCTGCTTGAACACCGGATCAAACTTGATCAGCGGATACGGAACCGGCGCAAACGGCGACCTTAAATATGTTGATGGTCTTTCCACCGACATCATCCAGGAAGCAAAACAAGCTCTTATCGCTAACGGCGGCGAGCCTATGAGCACCGGTGGAGACATCAACCAAGAAATTCCTGGTTACTTGTTCTTCGCTCCTGACGCTTGCTTACGCCCTCTCCGTTCTGACCCCGACTACTTAGAAGCAATCACTCAAGCTGACGCTAGAAGTGACAACAATAAGTTGTACAACGGTTCATACGCTAAATGGGACAACAACATCATCGCTAACCATAACGTTCTTATCGACACCGCTCGTGGACGCCAAGGTTCTCCTCTTCTTCCTACTTTCTACGCTTTCTCAGCAGTTGCTGACGCTACAGCAGGAATTGGCGGAACCGACGGAGATTATGTTGCTAACTTCCGCGGAGCATTCATCGACATCCCTGGTGGTGGAGGCGTAGACCTTCAAGAAGAAGTCGGTGCTACCTACCATGTCCTTGGTATTGACACCGACGGAAGCGTAGCTCTCTACAGCTATACTTCTGTTAATGTTGCTGCTGATTTCGGAACTGTTGCTTTAACCCGTGTTGACAACGCTGCTGCCGGTAACGCGAATGATGTATTCGCTGACGGTACCACCGTTAAAGCCGGTAACGCATTCTCCGCTGGCGCATTGTTCGTACAAGCCAACGCTCTTGGTACTCCTGTCGGATACGCATTAGCGATGGGTAAAGACGCGATGTACTACGCAAAAGGAAAAATCTACGGTGAGCAAATCTTCCATTACGATGATTTCGCTAACTCCGGAAACGAAGCACACCTCTCCGCAGTCGGCGTTCAGTCGGTTTACGGAATGGGAGCTCGCAAGGACACCCGTGGCCGCGTTCCTTCCGTTCAACTTGTTGAAGTTGTTCGTCAGGTTCCTGGTCTTTCCATTAC